AGCCAGCACAACTCCCACAAGGTATGTTTGAGCTTCAAAAGCAGTTTGACCAAGACATTATGACCATTGTAGGCATAAACGATGCTGCATTTGGCATGACTGAAAATGCTCAAGAGTCTGGTCTTATGATGATGCTTAGACAAGGTGCATCTATAGTAAACCTTCAAGACGTCTTTGATAACCTACGCTTTGCACAGAAGCTAATCTCTAAGAAGGTTCTTAAGCTTATCCAAACATGGAAGCCAGAGAAAATAGAAAAGATCATCAATCAACAACCTGCTGAGAAGGTCTATGACAAGGACTTTATTAAGTATGATGTGTCTGTGCAAGAGGGTGTCTTAACAGATACACAAAGGCAGATCTACTTCAAGCAATTGGTTGATCTTTACACCCTAACAGGTGGCCCTGAAAGTTCTGTAGTAACCGCAAGTATGCTGGCTAAGGCTGCACCACTTCAAGGCAAGTCAGAGTTTAATCAAGAGATTGAGCAAAACCAACAGCAAGCGCAACAGCAAGCACAACAACAACAACAAATACAAGACCAGATATTACAGTCTAACCTTGAACTTAATAAGGCGTCGGCCATTGAGAAGATAGCAGGATCAAAAGAACGCTTTACACGTTCAGTCGCCAACCTATCACTGGAAGATGAGCGTGGCTCTAGAGCCATTGATGACAGAGCTTCCGCTACTCTAGACAGGGTACGTGCCATGAAAGAACTTGAAGCTATGGATGATGACCGACTAATGAAATATTTTAACATTATACAGGCTATGAATCAAATGAATAAGAGCGGAGAGGATGAAATTAAACGTGATGACGTTGTCCTAGCAGCTCAAGGGCAGAATATAGGTAATAAAATGGCCAACGTTCAACCACAACCACAACCTTAACCTTCGGAGGGTTTTATGGGAGAAAAAAGATATCCCAGTGGCGGATTTAATCTTCAGGACAATACACAAGCAAGTCCTGTTAAATCAATCCCCACTATGTCAGAAAAATATGACATGGGAAAAATGAAATACCATTCAGACGGAACCAAAGGGTATCCATCTGAGGCTATTCAAGGCAATAAAATGAAATAGAAAGGAGAGTATATGGTTCAACAAACTGGCGAGACTCGTGATGCGATCATAGAAGATGATAATAAGTTTATACAAGACATTGTCTATGCCAATAGAAGACGTAAAGACCTCTATTGGATTGTTGTATTTGCTAAACCATCTAAAACCGCTGTCGAAGGATTGCCTACGTTAGTGAAACATATTAAGGCATACAAAGTTAAGCCCGCTCCCCAAGTTGGGATGATAGTGGGTTGTGTTGATAATGCCAAGGGATCTATCGAGTGGGAGGTAAATATGCCTCAACGTCCATTTGATTTTGATGCACTCCAAAAGGTTGGAGCGAAGTCTTGTAATGAAGTGGTAGTAGAGACCACGACAATACCGGATGCTTATGTGACTAAATAGTGCCGCCGACTAAGGCCGAACCATCCTGCTAACCGCAGGGGCCAAACGGGCGATAAACCACAAAGGAGCTATACGCGATGAGTGAAGAAGCTAATGTTTCGGGCGATACTATTCAGGAAGCCGCCGTTCCCACACCTGTTGATCAGGGTAACGTTAATGAAGATGCACCAGTAAGTGAGGAACAAAAAACAGTCCCTCTTACTGCCCTGCAAGCTGAAAGAACGCAAAGACAACAGGCGCAAGATGAACTTAAACTGATGAAGGATCATTTAGCATTAAGTCAAGCTAATCAACCACAGACTCCCCCACAAGATGAGTTTGAGGGTCTTGTAGATAGCGACATACTAACTGTGGGTGAGTTTAAAAAGCTTACCGCCAACATGTCCAAACAATTCAAGACGTCTATTGAAGAGCTGAAAATTGCTCAAAAGAATCCAGATTATCAGGAAGTAATCACAAAATATTTACCCGATGTATTGAAACAAAATCCAGGGTTGCAGAACACATTGCAAAAAACTCAGGACTATGAACTTGCATACTATTTGGCTAAGAACTCCGAGAATTACAGGAGTGATAATAGGAAATATAAGCAGTCGGCTGACGCAAAACGCATAGTTGAAAACTCCCAGAAAGCGGGCAGTTTATCCAGCCTAGGTGCTCCATCTCCTATTTCTCATGCTAAGCGGTACAAGGACATGAGCGATGATGATTTTAAGAAGCTTGTAAGTCGGCACCTTGGTTAACACATACTAAGGAGACACATAATGGCAATGACCACAACAGCAGTGTTGCCACCAGCGGTTCGGGAATATTACGACAGGCTTTTGTTAATAACAGCGTATCCAACGCTAATTTTTACAAAATTTGCTCAACGTAGAATTCTTCCCGAAAAAGAAGGTGACACCATTGTTTTTAGAAGATATTCAAAATTAGACACTGTGCCTATACCTATAGTTGACGGAATAACTCCTCCAGGAACTTCCCTCTCAGCTACTGATATTAAAGCACGAGTAAGTTGGTACGGTAACTTTGTAACTATAACCGATCAGGTACAACTTACTGTAGAAGACAGGGTTTTAAATGAAAGCGCTAAATTACTTTCACAGAACCTTGCACAGACAATTGACGAGGTTACACGTGATATTTTGGCAAGCACAATTTCTGTATCACAATGTAGCAACGGTATTAACGGAGGAACTCCTACTGAATTAAGTAAAGTTGATGTTGATTCAGCAGTAAAAACCCTTTTAGGTAATGACGCTAGATGTTTTGGCGTCTTTAAATCTTCTCTAATTGACTTGGAAGCCTACGTTATGCAGGAAGCTGCCTAATATGGTAACAGGGCGGAAGGCGCAAGCCACCGTGAACGACTGAACGAGAAGACCCGAAAGGGATGCGACAGTCTGGACTCGTGAGGAAACCACGAGAGGAAGAGTCGAAGAACTTTTCCCGCCTAGGAAACTAGGTCATAAAAGTAACAGAATTGGAGATGATCTCAGAAGTTGTAACAGGCACTAATGCTTATGCAACAAGTCCAATTAGACCAGCTTTCTGGGGATTTATTGATACAGCTCTTTTAGATGATCTAGAAGCGGTAGCATCATTTATCAACACCTCAAACTATGCACAGCAAACAACTGTGTTAGATGCGGAATGGGGATCAACGGGTAAAAAAAATACTGCTCGTTTAAAACTTTTGGTGATTGACTTGGAAGCCTACGGCATAAGCTATGGTGACAAGGGGCAAGCGAGAGCAGCCTGAACGACTAAGTCCAGAAGACTCGAGAGAGTAAGCGATAGTCTGAACTTGCTTGTAAAGAGCAAGAGAAGAATCCGAAGAGTTTCTTCCGCCTCATATGAGGTCATAAAAGTAACAGAATGAATGTAAGATGGTTATACACATCTGTAGGCAGCGTTTCTAGCGCTACTCCTGCTGTATATAACAACTTGATTGTTGGTAAAGAAGCTTATGCAGTAGTGCATTTAAAATCAGAAACAGGTGATTTCTATGTAGAGCCATTAGGTTCTGCCGGAGCAGCCGATCCACTTCATCAAAGAGGAAGTGTAGGCTGGGGTCATCCGTTTGTATCAAGAATACTCAATGACGCATTTTTATTAAACTTAATGGCAACCCACAGCTAATAGGAGGTTAATTATGTCACAGATAAAAGTTTCTGGATGGACTAACCCTGCTACTGCGGTGGTAAGGAATGAGTCTATAGGATTTACAGTAAGCCAAATTACTGTAACAAATATCACTGATGGAAAACAGTATTACTGGGATTCATCTATGACAGCAGGATATTACGTAACTGTCGATGACGGTACGGTAACAACATCTAATGGTTTTACACCATTGTCACAATCAACAGCTATAGGAGCAACCATTTCTGGCTTTACCAATGCTAACCCAGGGGTAATCACAGTTAATGATACTTCTACCTTTGGATTTGCAGCAGGCGATACCGTCAAAGTATGCGAACTAGCTGATGATCTAACAGGTACAGCAAGCTTAAATAATACATTTACTGTTGCGTCAGTAACAGCAACTACTATAACTCTTGTAGAAGACACATCCGTAACAGGGTATAGCGTCTACGTCTCAGGAGGAATGGTAACTAGAGTAACTGACACTAACAGTGACCCTGTACCAACCGTAAACTATGCTATCGAGGGTATTACCTTTGGAACTGGTGTAGTTGGAACAGATGACGATGTTATGACATATGTTGCACACGGTGCGAATCCAGTAGTCTAAAAGCTACTAAGTAAGAACCACAAGGGCTGGGGGCTTTGTCCCCTCCCTTTTACTTAACGCGAGGTATATATGAATCAAGTTAAACATCAAGAGACAGATATAGCCAAGTTGAAAGCTCTTCCAATAATAGGAAAGGCGCCAACTAGTGAAAAGGAAGAAAAATTCCTTCGTGAAGTCTGCGAATTTGAGTTTATGAACATAGAAGAACCCGGTCTTTCCGTACGTTTTCCGTATGGAAATGCTAAAAACAACTGCAAGTTTACCTTCTTTCATGGGGGAAAATACACTCTTCCTAGGTTTATAGCTAGGTGGGTAGAGTCAAGAACTACTCCTATCTGGGACTGGCGCCCTAGTGGCACAGGGAAAATGGTAAAG